TAGTAATTTCTACTTCGCCTACAGCTCCAATGTTATTAGTTGTTGCAAAAAGTTTTGTACTTGTGCCTGAAGTAGATGTGACTGTAACCACTGGAAGTTTATTGTATCCAGAACCACCATTCGTAAGAAATATTTTTGATATCCCACCAGTAGAATCTGTTCCTTCTTCAATTGCAAACTGATCTCCACCAACTGTACCGTAAGTATCTTCTCCAACAAATGTTGTTTCTGATATAAGACTGTGACCAGCATGAAGCGAATCACTATCCGTTCCGTTGAGTAATAGTTTTTGTCCAACTGCTTCTTCCGTTGCAGTTTCAAGTGATATGTCAATCAGGTATTCTTGTTCCGTTGTCGCATTTTCAAAAACTAAAAAGTCTCCACCATCTGTAGAATGTCTGTCTGTACCATTAAGAGCTATCGAACCATCAATTATAGAAACAAATCCAGTTGCAGTTGAAGTGTTAGAATCTGTAGTAGTAAAAGTGAGAACATCTCCAACTTCATATTTTGTTCCAGCATCATCTACAATAACTCCACTAACCTCTCCTGCATCAATGTTACCAACTCTGGCTGTTGCTTCACCGTTACCAATATTGTCGTCAGTGTCAAGAGAAAAAAGTTCAGATGTACCATATAACGCACCAGATTCATTAACCGTTACTGACGATACTATTGAATTAACTGTAAATGACATTGTAGTATCAGTAACATTTGAAACTACTTGTATTATTTCTCCTCTAACAAATGAAGCATCTGGAGATAATGAATCACGATTAAGTTCAAATTCTATTATTGAAACTGCATCTTCAGATATTGACAAAGATGAAACGACAACAGCTGTTGCGCCAGAAGTTAATCCTGTAACTGTTCTACCAATTGCTTGATCCCCAACAGAACTTGCTGACGGAGCAACTCGTATAATAAGTTTGTTACCCCAATTACCACCAGAGGCTCTTACCATATATTTGTTTGGATATATTATCTCTGGCGTTTCTCCAAGTATCATATTGAAGAATATTTTATGTCCTTCTGATGTACCTTTTGCTCTATAGAGTTCACGAATATTTTTAACAAGATTTCTTTTTGAAACACCATCTGCGAGAGTAGATGGAATTGCGTTCATAAATTCTTCGCGGAATTGATCTAAGAAATCATAGATAGTATTATCAATATCTGCATATGATAATAGTTGTTGTATGGTCTGTACGGGGTTTGCACGATACCTTGTAACTACTGCACTTGAAGCAGAAGTTCCACCTGTGATGGTTTCTCCTGTTACAAATTTTTGTTGAGAGGTAATAAAGATTCTTGGTGTAGTGGCATTACTTAAATCGTCTGACAGAATTTTTGCGGTTGCTTTTGAAGTTCCACCTGTGATGGTTTCACCTACAATAAATTTTCCTTCCGTTCCTGCCCCCACTTCCAGAACAATTTTATTTCCATCAACGTCTAAAACATTAGACTCAGTTTCTATTTCTAAAAGAAGATTATCAATATTTACTGTGACCCTAAGTTCAGCAGCTTCTAAATATTCATAATATTGTTTTAGAAATACGGAGAATAACGGGTGATCTGATTGAATAAATTCAGGCAGTTGACCATCAATTAACGTACTTATTCTTGTTGTTAAATTACCAGTAGGTTCACTATCAGAATCAAATGTGGCCATTTCTAATATCCAGATGGGGTACTATAAGAAGTACTTGTTGTATAAGTTCCAGCAGCACCTCCATCACCCACTGCTACAGTATCAATCTGCCCTGTTATTACACTGTTTGCAAGGTCTATTTCTAATAGTTGATTACGAACTGGAGCAACATCTTTTGAGTTCGGAATAACAGTAAGACGAATTTTTGTTGAAGCTACACCATCTACATCTGAAATTGTAGTTATGTAAATTGATTCTAAAAAGACTGCACCTGTTGTATAATTTATCGTTCCAGCAGTTGAGTCAACATAAACATTTGAACCAGTTTGAACATAATAAAGTCTTACAATTCCTGCACCATTGTCATTTAAAAAATGTTCGTTTGTCGTATCACCATTAATAAAAAATCCTGTTGATGAAAGTATTCCACCACCTGATGTATTGTGACCAGAGTGAGGATTATAAAGTGCATTGTTAAAGTAAATATAATATGATGTTGCAGCGGTAGTTGTTGGAGTAAAATATTTACCCAAAGTTATATTCGTTGTATTGTTTAATATTGCTTTATTTGCATCATCAACAATTCTAGTAACTTGAGAATGTCTAAACAACTTCTCAAAATCACCAAGGTTGTTTGTGTTGTATGATGTTATTGCAGAAACTACTTCAGATTCTACTTCACTTAAAGCTAATGATGTCTTATTAGAATCATATTTAAATTGCACATTTAAAATTAAGAAAGTTGTTTCTGGGTCAACAATAACTGGTGTAATAGATGCAACAGTATATTTTCCAAAATCAGATACGAGTTGTTTTTTTTCTGATGCAGTTAAATTTAATCCTGTTGTTGTGACAATTGCAATAAATACTTTACCATATTCAGCTGTACTAACCACACCAAGACTAGAATCAAACGAACCATTCTCTCCACCAAACACTTGCACTGATTGTGCATTTGCATAAAGTTTTTTAGCATACACTTTATAATCTTCTGTTGTCACACATCTTCCTTGAGATGCATAATCCAATGGAGCATTATATTTTATAGAAGTAATAGTTTCTGGTTCTGAACCACCATTTGCAACATCTACAACTTCAACCGATACATCATTAACAGTTGCAATTGCACCCGAAGATTTAAAAATAGATGCACCGTTTGCATCTGTAGTATTACTAACAACATAAGTAAGGATTACAATATTTCCATCTGCCAATGCAGTACCAATAACTCCATCACCAAAATACACTTCAAACTTTCCGTTCTCTACTTCCTGTAAAAAATAAACATCACTTGCAGCAGTGACTTGTGTTATGTCTGTTGCTTGTGTGAAAGTAGTAGTTGTGCTATCAGAGCTTGAATTCTGCACTACAACTTTTAATGTGGTAGTGTCTGCTCGTCTATTGGGAACAAGAAATCTTTGGTCGGCATCTGTTGAATCTACATTGTATCTGGTTGTTACAAAAGTTCCTTCATAAATTTTAGTTAAAACAAAAGGAATCGAAGAACCAGTATTGGATTTTGTTACTGCATCTGATGTAACAAACTGATAGTCTGTTCCATTTACAGTAGACTTAAATATTGAACCAGCTGGCATAGTTGCACTAGTCACAGAAGTTGTGTTTAATGAAACATTAACTGTTGCAACCGCAGCCCTAGCAGAGTTAGGAATATACCCTAAAGTTTTTGCATGAGAAACTACACTTGACCTAAGAGATGCACTGTCTAGAAACATCTCGTTAGCTAACATGTTTGCATTGAAACCCAGATAGTGAGTATTGTATGCAAGAACATCTAGTAGTGCGTTCATTCCAGAACCTTCAAAATCATAGTCCGTGAATTCCGTTTGACCAGATAAAAAAACTTTAAGGTTATCTTTAACCTCATCAAAGTCAAACTCTGTTACATTTAATCTTTTTGTGTTTATTGCCATTATCGCAATCTCTCTAATAGTACGGTTAGGTCTACTAACTCGGTTGGGGCATTTAAGACATAAAATTCTATAGTCAACTCATACGCATTGCGATCTAAATCTGGTGTTGCTTTAACACCAACCAATTGTGCTCTTGGTTCATATTGAGTTATAACATCTTCTACTTTTCTAGTTAAAAGATGTGCAGTCAAGGGAGTCATCAATTCAAACAATAATTCTCTTACTCCACAGCCAATTTCTGGGTGAAAAGGTTTTTCGTAATGATTAGTTAATACTAGATTTCGGATAGAACGCTTTACAGCTGTAATGTCTGTTACTTTTTCAATATCAGATTTTGCACCACTTACTGTTACTACACCATCACTATCTTTCGAAGACAATTTCTTTTTTACAAAAAATAAATCCAAGTCTTTATATTGACGAACATTACGTTCAATATTGTTAAGACCTTGAGCGTCTTTGAATGATGTTGGTGTTGGCATATGGTACTCCTTTATCTATTTATAACAATACTCCACCGATTGTTTATCTAATTTAATATTCTTTAAAATTCAGCGACATATTCTTTTTTCTTTCCTTTAGGACTTCCCTTTTCTTTAACTGCTTCTTCATTCCCATCAAATGTAGGATCATAGTTGTCGTTGTATCTGTAACCTACTTTATAGGTATACCTTCCCGTATACCTGCTGGTTTCTTTTGGCCCGTACAAATGAAACGGCACCCAAATACCATTTTTAAAAGTTGAAGAGTCCTCTTCAAGAGGCCTCTCAGCATCCGGCGCATCCGAGGCAACTCTTCCAGCTACCTCATCCA